CAAGTTTGAATTGAAGATTGCAACTTCGTTAAGTTTTTCTCTGAAAACATTTAACGCTTTTCTGTATTCTTCATTTTTTTCTCTCAACATAGTTACCTCTTGAGTAGATTCTACTTTTACTCCATTTTTACCGTAAACATAATTTCTGTTATTAGTAATCCCTTTTCTAAGTCCTCTACCTTCTTTGGAACCCATTCCGTATGTTCTAGCAGCCTCTTTTGTTTCTTCTTTTTCAAAAGCCTTTCTTTTTAAAGTGTCACCTTTTTTAGTAGTGTAATCTTCTTTACCTTTCATGGTTTTAGATTTCTCACCCTTATTCATTCCGTAATCACCTTCTTTTGTTTCTGCCTTAACAACTTTGGATTTTCCTTCCATATTTGCACCTTTCTTGTAATCGAATTTAGCTTTACCTGTACCTACAGATTTTGGACCTTCTTTTTTATTTTCATCGAATCCGCCATCGGCTTTATCTTTGTAAGTAAATTTAGGTCCCTTACCAATTCCAACACCTTTAGGTTTAATTGTTGATTTTGATTCTCTAACAGTTCTTCTTTGGTTGTAAGATTCTTCTAAGTCCTCTTCGTCGTCATATTGTTCGTCCATCATGTCGTCGTCTTCGTCCTCTTCGTCGTCGTATTGTTCGTCCATCATGTCATCATCTTCTTCTTCGTCGATAAATTCTTCTTCTTCATCGTCTTCAAATTCAATTTCAAACATAACTTCTTCTTCGTCTTGGTCTAATTCGATGTCATCAGCATCACCATCCGCAAAAATCGCATCAAGTACGTCATCTGTAGTTTGGTCATCCATTTCACCTAATTCTTCAAAATCAAATTCCATGTCATCCTCTTCGTCTAACAATTCATCTTCATCTTCAGACTCACCAAGTTTAACAATGTATTCTGAGTCATTATCGTTATCAGTTAAATGAATATCCTCACCGTCCTTTTGAACGATAATTCCATCTTCTTCACCCATAGCTTTAAATACTCTAAGAATTTCTTCATCAGAAGCTCCTGTTAAATCAATTGGACTTTCGTCAGAATCCATGTCCATGTCAAAATCCATGTCCATTTCATCCTCATCTTCATTATCAGTATCCATATCAAAATCCATTTCCTCTTCGTCAGAGTCCATTTCATCATCCATGTCAACATCTAATTCAACCTCATCTTCTTCTTGTTCAGAAAGAGATTCTTTTACTAACTGATTGATTTCTTCCTTCATAGTTGAAGCAAGTATTCCTTTTGCATTTTCGGCTATAGCTTCTTCAACTTGTTTCATTTGAATAAGTGCCTCTTGTACTAATTTGTTATTTTCTTGCATGAAAAATTATTGTTATTTTCATTATAAATATTACCAAAAACAAAAAAAGTTTATTTTATCTAACTATTAGACAAAATAAACTTTATTTAAGTACAAAAAAAAAGTAGCCGAATTCGACTACTTTTTTAAAATTAGTTATTGAATAACCTCATCAATTTTACTTTCAGAGACTGAGGTAATTCTCCACTCATGTGCAAACCCCTCATATTTTTTTGTAACTTTGGCTTCAACATCTGTTACTGAATACCCTTCTACAAGTTTTTCTTCTCTAATTTTTTTAATTTTACCTGTTTTATCGTCAGGTAAGTCATACTGAATTTTTGCTACGAAATACTTTTCTTCCATGTGTTTTTTTATTTTCCTAAAAAGTCGTTTAATTTTTTCATTAAGTCAACTGACTTCTCAACATAATCGTCTTTTTGTTTATATTTTTTTTCTTCTTCAAGATTTTCTTCATACTTGTCTCTATCGTCAGCATTTGTAAACAAATACGCTCCCGGTGTTGATGGTGATGATACTAAGTCAAAACAAATTAATTCAAAATCATCTTGAACTTCGTTTCTTTCCCCAACTTTTTTAAGTGAACCAACCCCACGAGAAGAAATACCTAAAGTAACTCCTTGTCTCATTAAATTTGCTGCTTGGTCTCCTTTAGTTGAAACAATTCCTCTTTCATGAAATCCCGGAGAAGTTAATAATTTAAGTTTTCCCATTAATATGTTTCTATCCCACCATACGTCAGTAATGATATGAGATACTCGGTCTAAATCAATTAAAGATGATTCAGGGTGATTTAACTCTGATGTTGATAATCCTTTTTCGATTGCAATTTTATAATTGTCGGCCTCTCTTTTTAATATCCTTTCAGGGTATGTTCTACCATTTCTGTTAGGTGTATCATATTTTTGTAAAACGGCATAAAATTCAAATGGGTTTCTATAATCCATTTCTTTAGCCTCTCTTAAAACCTTTTCATTATGTTTGTCTTTTGGTGAAACCCAACCTGCGTCAGCCTCAACTAATATACCGTGTCCGGTTTCGGTTGCCTCTAATATTCTTAATTGTTTCATTAATTCTTTTTAAGATAAATATATCAATTATGATACTTTACAAGATAACCTCTTTTTTTGTGGTTGAAAATTCAAAATATTTGTTTGTTGTGATGTTATTATTATAAATGGATTGGACTATATTTTTTACGGAGTCTTTAATTTCTATGGATTTAAAATCTAATTCGTTTGTTGTGTATAGATTTATTTCTAAATTAAAAAACGATTTTTTACCGTGAGATATTCCACTGGTTCTTAAGTCTAAATCCACAATACTTTTATTTTGGAATAAATCAGTGTTAATGGACTTATAAACAGAGTGTTTAATCTCTCGACTTAAATTGGAAACAACTCGATTCCAATTATCGTATTCTTCTTTTGGGGTTACCCATGATTGGATGTTTATGTAAACTGATTTTAAGTTTTTTGAATCTACGGTACCATAGACCGATTTAATTGGATTGTATAAATTTAATTTTACACTTTTTCCTTTTTTCATTAATGTTTTTCATTATAAATGTTTATTGGTTATAATAAAAATATAATTGAAATTATTGTGTATGTCAAAAAAAAAAAGTGTTTTTACCGTTTGAATTGCAAAAACACTTATTGATTTATAATGTAATATGTTAAATTAAATAGATTCTTCTAAATTTTTAAGTTTTAAAAAATTCATTTGGTCGAACTTTTCATCTTTTAATCTATCAATAGTTTCAGAAATTTTTGTTTTCATTTCAAACTCTTGTTCAGTATCTAACATCCCTTTAAGTTTTGTGATTGTATTCTCACGTAAAGTTTCAAATTTAGTTTCAAGAGTCTTAGTATCTTCAGAGATTAATTGGAAAAATTCTTTTTTAGAATTTTCATCTAAGTTCTCAATATATCCTCTTAATGTTTGGTTGGCGATACTAACCATCGATTTAATTGGAATATTAATTGATTCTTTAACCGTTTCTTTTTTAGTAGTTAAAACTTTAATAATGTTTTTCTTAGCATTTACTCTTTCAAGTAAATTTAATTTGTTTGAATATGCCAATACATCTAAATCAGAATAATTATTTTTAATTGTTTCTGATAGACTTTTTGGTGATTTTATTGTTGGTAAAATTTTATGTAATAAACTAATCCCTTCTTCTAAAAATTCTTTAGCGTCCTGTTCAGATAAACCTTGAGGCGTACTTAATTGGTCATATAAAGCATAAGCCTTTGACATAGATTTATTGTTCAGAACATTATGTTTGAACTCTCTTAAAGATTTTTTGAAATCTTTCTCGTCACTATATGACTCAAGTAGATTTTTTTCGATTATGGATTTTAGGTTTCCGAAGGTCATTACGCTTAATTTTATTAAATAAATATTAGGAATTTAGTAACTTATCCAATTCTTTTGAAATTTCTCCTAAAGATTCTTGACCATGACCTAAATTAATCATTCGAGCCCCGTCAATTAGGTTATTCTCAACTAACATATTTAAGTTATTCATTCGTGATTCTGGCGTTATTTCAGCCTCACCTCCCGCCGGTGGTGGAGCTGCCGTTTCCTCACCTGCCGGTGGTAGTTCTTCACCTCCACCTAAATCAGCAGTTTCAAAACCACCTCCACCAAATGATGGTGTAGGTTCTGATGTTTCAGACGATACTGCCGCGGTAGAACCTGATGTATTACCATAAAGTTTATCGATATTATCGAATAATCCTGTTTTAGTTATAACAGTTGCAGTTGCTTTAAGTTCTTCACCAACAGCTCTTTCAATTCTTTGTTGTTGTAAATCCAAACGAACTTCTTCATCTGACCATCCAAATATATGTTTTTTAGCCCATGTTGATGATGTTGCTTGAATACCATTTCCTGGGTCGGCAACTAAATCTTTGTATAATAAAACTTTTTCTTTCCAAACATCAATTTTTAATAAATCCGCCTGTGTTGAAGGATTCGATAAACCTAATGTGAAATTATCTAACTCATCTTCAAACCCAAGTAAAAATAAATGAACGATTGCAATTTTATTTAATTCCGCAATCATACTTTTTTGGATTCTGTTAATAGTTCTTGCAAAACGAATATCTTGTAATGATAAATTTTTACCATCCCCAACTACTTCTTCAAATCCTAAGAACGCCTTAGGGACACGAAGAGCGGTTAATAATTTCTTTTGGATGTATTCAATATCCGCAATCTCAGAAAGGTTTGTTGCTCCCGGTAATGTTGTAATAGGGTCCGGTGCTGATGGGTCTCTAACAGGAATGAAATAATCTTGGTCAACCGCCATTTGATTAAACCTCATATCTACGTTACCTGTTTTATTATCCACTACTTGTTCTCTTTTGAATTTGTTTGCAACACGTTGTACATAAGCCTCAACATCATCATCGTTCATATTACCTACGAATACTTTAAACATTCTTCTCTCAGGAGCTCTTGATGTACGATAAATCAACATTGCATCCTCTGATAACAATAATTGTTTCCAAATACGTCTTGCTTTTTCTAACATAGATGTTCCGTAAGGAAGTTTTCTATCATCACCTAATAATCTAAAGTGACCAATCTCCCATGATTGGAATTCCATGTTTTTATTTTTCCAAGTAAAATGAAGTGACTTTTTATCTTTATCTATTTCATGAGTAATATCCGTAGAGATTTTTGCACTAACACCTACTTCATGACGTTCAATTTCAATTGTCGGTAATTGTTGTACTCCAACAATACCTTTCTCCGGGTCTAAT